ACAAGCTATGGCTGGTATTGGCACGGCTGCTCAAACTTCTGGCCTTACAGGTGCTCAAGCACTTCTCAGTGCTGGTACACTTGGACAGCAAACACAACAGGCTCAAGACACAGCTGTTTATCAACAGTTCTTACAACAACAAGGCTATCCATTCCAGACAGCACAATTCCTCGCCAATATCGCAGAAGGAACTGGTGCATTATCTGGCTCGACAACGACAGGCACACAACAAGCGCCATTTTTCTCTGATCGCCGCTTAAAAGAGAATGTCACCAAAATTGGTAAGACCAATGATGGATTGGGCATCTACAAGTACAATTACAAAGGCGACAATCAGAAACAAATCGGTCTTATGGCCGATGAGGTTGAAGATAAACATCCAGAAGCCGTCGGTCTTTCTGGTGGTTATAAGACAGTTGATTATGATGCTGCGACAGCAGACTCAGAACGTCCAGAAAAACGCAACGGCGGTGGTCTTGATTTAAACTGGATGGGCGGTGCTGTTCATGACACGGATGAACGCGGTCATTATGCTACGGCAGGATCGGTCGATTACACATCTGGTGGTATGAACAGTTTAGACCCTTATTTGGCAAGTTATCTTCAGCAACAGCGCGGTTTCCTGCCAGGAATTGGTGGACAATCATACGCTTCGACATCTGGTACACCTGGCAGCAGCGCAGCAGCTCGTGTCCCAACAGCAAATGTCCCGATAGCACGTGGCCTTAATGCACCATCATTAAAAATGGGGCAACAGCAAACTGGCTTACAGACATTGGCTGGTGATGTTAACGATGCGGCTAAAGTTGGAAGTGCGGTTGAAACTGCAAAAGGCGGTTTAGATAAAGCAGTTCAATGGGCTGAAAGTATGAAGCACTCGTCTTCTATCCCAAGCTCATTAAGAGGTGAGCCTCAAGCGCCATCTGGCACAGCATCTTCACCTGCACCTGCCGCTGCCATGCCACAGCCTGAAATGAAAACTGACTGGGACACTGGAGCGCCCGGTACAGCTAATGGTGGCGCTCGTATGGGTTATGCAGCTGGTGGCGTTAACCCTTATGCTCTTCCAGACCCCACCAAAGGTGTTGGCTCTGTCATTCAATCAGACGAAGATTCACAAGAAAAACCACAGCAACTTAAAACTGCAAGCTTATCAGGTGGCCCAAGCAGTGGCGGTTTGGGTAGCGACATTATGGGTGCGGCTGGTATTGTTAATGCTGGCTCAACTTTAGCTGGGGCAGCTTCTAAATTTCTTCCAATGTTACTAGCCGCTAAAGATGGCGGCGCAATAAATCGCCATGGATATGCAACAGACGGAACTGTTAGCTCAGGTTTAGGCGCTGCATCATCTAATGATAACAATCAGCCCCCCCCGATTAGTGACAGTGACAGGGATATGGCTATTCGTACGATTGCTGCTGAAACAGGTGGTGATCCAGATGAAACGCTTGGGATTGCGTCTGTCATCAACAACCGCTTTAAAAGCGGCAAATACAAATCATATGGTGAAGTTGTTCAGGCCCCTAGCCAATTTGAGCCATGGAGCAATCCAGATGGCTCCAACTACCCAATGAAAATTGATCCTACAAGTGATCGCTATAAAAATGCGGCATCAGCTTTTGATCGTGCTTTGCAAGGTGAAGACCCGACCAATGGCGCAACTCATTTCTGGTCTCCTTCGGCGCAAGCTGCGCTAGGGCGTAATGTGCCTGATTGGGCACAAAATAGTGATGGTGTAGATATTGGGAAAACACGTTTCCATAAACTTGATCCATCTGAGCTTCCTGCTTACTCGCCAGTGCGTGCTAATTTGGGTGGACAACCTGCGCAACAACCTGGCCTTGGCGGGACAACGTATGATGGCACACCAGCTCAATATGCAAGTTTTGGCGATGTCATGTCAGATATTTTGCCAAAAGGCACTCCAACTTCACATGATTTTTGGGTTCCTGCATTGTCAGGACTTGGCTCAATGTTAGCTTCACGCAGCCCATTCCTTGGTGTTGCGCTTGGCGAGGGATTGGTTGGCGGCGTTGCTGGCTATCAAACTCAACAACGTCAGGATTCTGAATTAGCCAAACAAACAATTGATCTGATTAACAACAGATTTGTCGAAGTGCCGGATGGCAAGGGTGGCATTGTCTTCCATAATAAAATGACAGGGGAATTTTTAACACCTCAACAGCTTCAAGTTACAGCTGCTGGCATGTTTAAAGCAATTGGTCTTGACCCTGCAAAATATGGTTTTGATCCCACTGTATCGGCGCAAGCCCCAATTAAATCTCTTAACAATGTTGTTGCTGGACGCGGTGCGCAAAGTAATGGCACGACTACAACTCAACAGCAACAGCCGTCAGCGCAACAGCAAACAACAGCAGGTACAACTACGGACACAGGTAAGGCTGCTCCATCAGCGGTTCCAACTGACACTACACGCATGAACGCTGCACAACTGCAAGATCTTTATGCGTCTAATCCTGAAAAATATGGATTAACTCAAGTTAAAAAACTTGATGACCAAATTAATGAAACACAATCAAGTCTTTTGACAGCACGCTCTATGGGTAACGTAAATCAAGAAAATGCCTTACGTGCTCAATTGACAATTCAACAACAGCAAAGATTAAAATTGTTGGGTGACGCGGCCAATTTGCAATCCGAAAAGAATAAAGGTCTGCAAGAAGCCGACACAAAAGCATATACTGATTATCAAGCTGATGCGGGCACACGTGGAAAAACATTTTCACAACAGCTAAATGCTTGGGATAGATTGGGTAATATCTATCACGATTATCAAACTAATAATCTCGCAGATTGGAAAGCAAAAATAGCTGGGTGGGCTGATAGCATGGGATTGCCTCAAGCTATTAAAGATGGTGTTGCAAACGCATCAGACTTTGATACAGCTATGAAACTTGTGACAGATCAAGCTGTGTCAGAATTAAGAGATTCAAAACTGGTTCGTGCCCCAGCTTCTTCTATGAAAACTATCAATGTCACATTGGCAACACCAACAACACAACCCGGTGCTGTATATAGTTTGATTGGCAATGCGAAGGGTATTCTCCAATACAACTTAGATCGTGACAAAAACTTCTATAAAGAAGTGCCGCGTGGTGAAAACCCAAGCCAATGGTTGGTTAATTATGAAGATAACCATCCAGATGATCTTAAAAAATCGGTCGCTGATGCTTTTAATAAAATGCCAACAATTAAAGGCGTACCTAGCGAAACATATCGTCAGAATTATACTACATATGGCAGGTATGGGTATAAGATACCTGACACAGAAGATCAAAGCACTGTTAACGCTCCAGCTGCAACTCCAACAGAAGGTGATACAAACAAAGATTTATCTGGTAAGCCAATTGTCTTTAAAGATGGGGCTTGGAGGTATAAATAATGCCGACTTCAGACTCTGACATTGTCCCATTAAGCAATTTACCGCCAAGTTTGCGTCCACCTTCTGCTGACACAAATTCCGATGTTGTTCCATCAGAAAATTTGCCACCAGAATTAAAAAATGCTCCTGTGGCAGTTACGCCTGGCGAAAAAGAATTTGCCAGCGACAGAGCGCTTCTTGATAAATCACAAGGCGTTGTTCCTGAAACTTTGAAAGCTGGTGCATATAGTGCTGGTAATGCCCTTCTGTTAAATGCTGTGACACCAGCAGTTGCTGGATATACTGCACTGTCTGAAAACAAGCCTTTCAGCCAAGCATTTCAAGAACAGAAACAATATGAAGAAGCATTATCTCGCCAACATCCAACGGCATCTATGGTTGGAACTGGGGCTGGTTTAGGCGCTGGTTTATTGGTGGGCACTGGTGAGCTTGGTTTGGCTGCTGAAGGCGCTGGTACGGCTGCTCGTGCTGCTACCGCATCTCGCCTTGGAGAAGGGCTATTATCCCAAACTGCTGGCAAAGCTGCTGAACTTGGAACGGCTGGTGCAACATCTGGTGCCATTGCAGGAACTGCTGGTTATTTAGGGACAATGGACCCTAGCCAAGCATTGCATGATGCTGCTATTGGCGCTGGGCTTGGTGCTGCTGGTCAGGCTGTATTACCTGCATTGACATCATATTTCACTAAAAACCCACAGGTTTTAGATGCTTCGGGCAATTTAACACCAGAGGCATCAAATGCTATCAGCCGTGCTTTTGATGGTCGCATGTCACCAGCTGACATCGCATCATTCAAAGATAAGATTACAGAGAATATGCAAAAGGCTGGCCCAACAGAAGCTGCCGCACGGCAAGCTGTTTTGGAGAGCCAAGGTGTCACGCCTACACGCAGCATGGTGACAGGTGAAAAGCCACCCGCATCTGCTGCTGACATAAGTGAGGCTGCAAACATTGCTGCTGAAGACAAGCTTCGTGCTCAAGCGCAAAAGTTTGCTGGTGCACCATCGACATCTACAGACGTTGGCGAGGCTTTACATCAAGCTGAACGCGATGCTCATTTGGCTGCTCAAGATCAATATGAACAAGCTTTTTCTGGAAAAGGCAAGTTTGACTCTGACATTTACGACAATGTAGTTCCAACTATCCAAAAACAATTAAGGTCAGATAAGGTTCCTGATTTGAAGCAGGGTGACATTTATACTCAGTCTCAAAATGCGATGGATTATCTTGAAAAAGGTATCGGCGCTGGAAATATGCCATTCCCAAATCAGCCTAACAATATGATGAACATCGAGCAGGTTCGTAAACAGCTCAATTCATATTGGGCACAAGCTAAAGGTGCTGATCGTGTTGCAATGAACAGCATTATAGATGGCTATGATAAAACCATAGTTAATGCCGTCAACAATGGCTTGTTTAGTGGCGATGGGAGACAAATGCTCTCCGATATGCAGCAAGCTCGTGACTTGTGGTCAACCTATAAGACAAATTTTTATTCTCCTTCTGGTGGTGGTGCACAACCATTTAATAGTGCTATTAAAAAAATGGCAGACCAAGCAAGTGGCAAAATTAGCGATGACCTGACAACGGGTTCTGCTGAGGCAGCCACAGGTATTTTAAACAGTGGTTTAATGAATCCAAATATGGGGCTTGGTGTATATCAGCGGCTTGAAAAAGTTTTTGGACCAAATTCACAGCAAATGGATTTAGTTAACCAGCAAATCCGCAATCGTGTTTTTAACACGGCGGGTGATCTGACACAGCTTCCGAAATCAATTGACTCATTTTTGAGTGAAAACCCATCTGTGGCAGCAAAAGCTTTCAGTCCTGATGAATTGGCTCAAATGCGCCGCTTATCAGAGTCAATCAAAATTATTAACCAAAGACAGGTTCCAGCACAGCAAAAAGATTCTATGATTCTTAACGCTGTTAAGGATATTGGGAATACTATTGCGGCAGGAATAGCATATAATTTACATGGGGCAAAATTTGCTGGCGCTACATATTTAGGTGCTAAAACTTTAGCGTCTGGATACCAAGCTGGTAAAGGTGTTCTTGAGCGTATGGCGGAAAGATCCGGCGCTCCTACTGGCAAGGTTCCTTCTGCATTGCAGGTATTCGACCAAAATTCATCGGTTGGAGCTTTGCCTCTTAATTTGCAAGCGATGAGCTCTACTCCTGAAGAGCCAGAATATCAGGCCCCAACACCATTACGGCCCGGTCGCAAAGATGGTGGCAGGATTGGCAATAAAATTATCACAGCTGTTGAGCGTGCCAAACGTAATGTCAACAACACCACAGAGCCTCTGCTTAATGCTGATGACAATCACATCGCTCATGCTTTAGAAATAGCTAACCAAAGAACTGGGGATTAGCAATGTCCACATTTACGGCGAATAAAAATCTTGAGCAGCCACCGAACGGGGCTGATGTTAACACTTGGAACGTGCCTGTTAACAATAACTCAACCAATATCGACCAAGCATTTGGTGGCGTGACATATCTAAACGCTACATCTGGATCGGCGACACTTACGACAACTCAATATCTGTCATTGGGAATTGACGTGACGGGTTCAATTACTGGTGACGTGACATACACAATACCTTCTGGCGTCGGTGGTCAGTGGATTGTCTATAATGGAACGACAGGAGGCCATAACGTCATTATTGCTTATGCAGGTGGTGGCCCTACTGTTAGCGTTCCTGCTGGAACTCGCACAATTGTGTTCTGTGACACGAATATCTCGCCAGCGACTTATGGCGTCTATCCTGCTGTGAACGTCAACAACATCACAGGTAATCTATCTGTCAGCGGGACTATCAGCACGCCAACAGTTAATTACAACACATATGGTACAATTACAGCTTCATCTGGTGCTATGACATTGTCTGCTGTATCATATGCTTTCCAAAATCTTTCGGCATCCAATCTTGCTGTTATTGATGCAAGCGGTAATTTTACGGCAACTGGTAACGTAACTGCTTATTCTGACCAAAGGTTAAAAAATGACATTAAAACAATTGAAGATGCTTTGGATAAAGTTCGAAAGCTACGCGGTGTATCTTATGTCAATGCTAACACAAATGAGCCTAGCATTGGTGTCATCGCTCAAGAGGTTAAAGAAGTCATTCCTGAAGTCGTGCAGGATAATGGCGGACTTTTATCTGTGGCTTATGGAAACCTTGTCGGTGTTCTTATCGAAGCGGTAAAAGAGCTTTCAGCTAAAGTGGATGCTTTGGAGAGTAAATAATGACACTCCCCTCAACTGGTGCAATTAGCTTTGCAAATTTAAACACGGAGTTCGGCAATTCTGCTGGAACAACCATCAGTTTGAATGATGCTTTGACACGTAATGTTGCAGCGGCTGGGAACACAGGCATCCAAACATCATCTGGCACGTACATCAACCTTGGTGCTCTGCGCGGGCATGCTTATGGCACTTATCAAACCAATGGTACTGTTACCAACGTAAATGTCACAACTTACATGTCATCTGCTGGGCACTATGCACCTGGCCAGACATATGGTGTCATTAACATTGGTAGCAGCGGCGTTGTTGGATCAACAAGTGCTGGTTCATACGCAATGACAATCCAAGGCACAAATGGTGACATATTTAACCTACAAAACGCTGGTTATATTGTCGGAATTGGCGGTAATGGCGGTGCTGGCGGTAATGGTGTCGTTGGTAGTTTTAGTGTTAACAATGGTTCCCCCGGCACAACTGGAGGTCCAGCATTATTAGTGCAAGGACAAACTTCATTTTTATCCATTAACAACTCAAATACAATTGGTTCTGGCGGTTCTGGTGGCGGTGGTGGATATGGAACTGGTGTTGGCCAAGGTGGGCAATCGCAATCATCAAAAATTCAAGCAGCAGGTGGTGGTGGCGGCGGTGGTGGCGCAGGTTATGTCGCTGGAACAGGTGCCCCAAATGGATATACATTTTGGGGTGCTTCAGCGGGACAGAATGGTAGCCTAACAAGCGGTGGCGCGGGAGGCTCATCTTATTATGGTGCCGCGTATGGACAAGCGGGTGGTTCATTAGGACAAGCTGGTTCTTACGGGACAGGGAACGCTATATCTGGTATAAGTTATGTGCAAGGTAGCATCGGTGGTAATGTATTAGGACCGACTTCATAGCTAAAGGGGAAGCTATATGGAGTATTTTACTGAAGTCCTCAGTTTTGAGGACTATGAATATGTTGTCAATAAAACGCTGCATGGAAACAGTTGGCGTTTTAAAGGTTACAGCAATGAAGAATCTCAATTTAAATTTTGGCTTATGGATTTATCTCACGATTCCTTTTTTACTGATAAATTTTTGCATGTCATAGAAACTTTGGCTGGTAAAAAATTTGAAATTGATCGTGTATATGCCAACGGGCAAACCTATGGACAACCTGGCTCTGTCCATCGAGATGTCATGACAGATTACGCTCCCGAACTTTACAGCACTTTCGTTTATTACGTAAATCCAACATGGGATGTGAATTGGGGCGGCAATACTGTTTTAATCAATGACAATGGATCGGTTTCAAATGTCATGCCAGTACGGAATACAGGCATTTTGTTCCCAAGTAATATGCTGCACTATGGATGTGAACCAACGCGCCATTGTCCAGAACTACGTGTCACAGTTGCATTTAAGCTGAAGGAATTGATTTAATGATTATCAAATCAATCAAAGAACCATTTCCGCACGTTGTTATTGACGATTTCTACGATGACAATGAACTGAATATGATCTGGAAAGAACTTGATTTTCTGTGCCAGCCACTCAAATTAAATCCTCCTGCTCAAACAGGGCAGCCAGATAATATGATGAAACAGAATAAGGGCCTGTTCATCGACGAGGTATATACGGATCGCAGGTTTTCGAACATACTTTCAGTCAACAGAAAATTATTTAGGCTTCCTGTCATGCAAGCATTTGCTGACACGCATTATCTGAATGGCAACATCTTTAATTGCAACTCAGATCACACGCTTATCAGTTATTACGAGTCAAGCGATTATTACAAGGCTCATTCAGATCTTGCTGTGATTACGGCTGTCACATATTTTTTTAGAGAACCAAAAAGGTTTGAAGGCGGGAGCATTACATTTACCGAATTTGACACAACCTATGAGGTCAAGAACAACATGGTTATCATGTTTCCGTCTATCCTAAAGCACCAAGTATCCCCAATCGTCATGCCAAAAGACACGCCAAAGTTTTCGGGATTTGGTCGTTATTGCATGAGCCAGTTTTTATCTATTAAATAAGTGGGTGTAAAAACCAGTTACAAGATAATAACAGAACACTGCAACATATGACATGACAACAAAAATTGTCATGAAAATAATGAAATCTAAAATTTGATCCATATGCTCACCCAATAGCAAAATGCAAAGACAATGTACGCAGCGACCATCATAATGATGAAGGCGACAAACGAAGTAACCAAAGATATGATAAGGTCAATTTGAAACGGCATTTTTTCGCCCATAAGTTATGTTCTCATCTGCTCGTATGTCACCATTTCTCCAGCACCAGACTTCGCCGTTTTGTTGAAAGACGACCCACACCAGATCATGCTCTGGCCCGTAATCAATCACAAATTGAGCAAGTCCTTTACCCTTTGGGGTTTTCATCGGCAGAGGAGGGTTGATCTGTAACATGATCTCTTTCCTTTGGTTTGAATGGTCTAAGTTTATCTTGTGGTACGAAATAGGCTTCATAATATCCGCCATGGTTGGCAAGATATTCTTTCTTCATACCTTCATGACCATAGCACCAGCCACGGATGATATATTCGGGACCTATGCCCGTCACAAGCACAAACACATGATTTGGGTTGTCGTCATCCCTAATAATCAAATCGTATGAATGTCTTAATCTTGTCCTGACTTGGATGTTGCTGCCTATGTCAGCTTGTTTAAATGTATTAACCGACATATCCCAATATCGGTTAATAGCTTTGGCAACGGCAAGCTCGCCAAGCGCACCTTCGACCTGTATGCCGCAGCCAGAGTCTTCAATAGACAATCCGTGTTTGGATTTATTTTTGTTTTTCCAAGACTCATACCTACGTATGACACCGACATTTGATGCGCTTAACATTTCAGCCAATGATAGTATTACCAGAACATTATTGCCTTGTTGAATAATTGACATTTTTTTTCTCGCCACGTTTTCTAGATGGTATGTAACATAGTTTCTTATGATCTAAGCAATAAATGCCGTTTCCATGTGGCTCTTTGCCACAGAAAATAAGCTCATCAAATCGGCCTTCATTGAGAGCATACTTACATGTTCTATGTGTAAGGCTAAAAAACCCTATTCCCCTTGGCTTGGATTTTTCTTTTTTCTCAATGTATTTTATTGCTTCTTCTTTAAGTTTTTTTATCCTCTCTTTTAATAGATTTTGATCGTGCTGGAGACGACGGCGCTCTCTGACAATCACCTCATCTTGTATGCGAGCAAAACGCTTCTCTTGTGATTTATAATCCAGATAGCCCTTCTGCCTTAACCGCATTATTTTACCCATAACGGCATTGCGCGTTTTATTAACTTCAGCAGCTATTTGAGAGCCTGATAAACCATCTTTCCAAAGTCTTATAAGTTGTTTTTCGTAAGCTGTTAGTTCTGTCATGTTAATTTTCCTATGTGTGGGATGGCGGGTTTCCCCGCCACCTTCATGTCTTCATACGATATGCCAATCGTATATATTTTTTCTTGTAAAGCTCGGCACGTTTGCGAAGCTTTTTGTTCCAGCCTAATGGACCAGCTACGTGACATGCTGATAATTGGTTAGCTGTCATGTGGCCTTTATTTGATTCCAAGCAGATTTGCATGTGCTTGATACCAGCGTCTATTCCATAGGAACAATCGCGTTTGATGCGGTTGTAATCATAACCCATTGCTGATGCCGAGTTAGGCATGATTTGGAACACACCAGCAGCATGCCCCAAATGTGTTTTCGGGCCAATAGCAAAACAGTTGAAACTTGATTCAAGTCTTGCAATTTTAAGAGCAGGGTTAACGTATTCTAAACCCATATTCTCTCTGACACGATCAGCAATGATTTTTCTGACTACCTTTTGTTCGCTTGTCATAGGAACTTCTGGAGAAAAGATGGAAGCTGTAAATCCAACATTTTCCATTTTCTCTGGAGCCTTTAAGCCCTTTGACCAGTATTCCTTGTCTTTGCGAAAAAAGTCAGCCGCGCTATCTTCATCCGCTATGGTGTAATTAAAGTTAAGGGTTGTTAGCCCCACCATTGTTAACACCAGAAGTGTTAGGAACTTCTTCACTTGCGATCTCCTTTTTGACTGGAGCAAACCGCCTTGCCATGGCAGCTATGTCGTCCTCTACTTGTGTTTGTTGTGGATACTGCGCCCCTGCAAACTGAGCTGCAAAAGCAAGATAGTTTATACCATCTACATAGTTGTCGTCTAGATTGCGGGTCGTTTGAAGCCGAGCCATTTTGAGACAATGCAAAATCATCGTGACATCATAAGGCGTTATATCCTTATCAATCATGATTGTGGCGAGTTGAGCTGCCCTGTCAAAGCATGTTTCAATAGGGCCGTAAAGGTTTCCGCGTTGGTTGAGAGTACTGGCGGCGGTAGTCAGTATGTTGATATGGTTCGTCATAGTTATAGTCCTTTTCATATTCTATAAATTTTTGCACTTTACCTATTTGTGATGTGTTCAAGATAATTTCACCTCTATCTTCCCATTTTACTTCTCCATTTGGATACTCCTTTCTGTAGTGTTGATGACATAGAATAAAATCGTTATCATTTAGCACGTCACGAAATTCAAGACATGATGATACTTCATAATCTACTGTCAGTTGGTGAACTAATAAACCTTTTACACTTGGCATATTTAACGTAACTAGAAATCGCATATTATCCTCATTTTTCTCTTAACACGACAGTCCCATCCAGCTTCTTTTTATATTTGGAATTGCGACTTCCAAACATTGGGGACTTGGTTTTTTTAGCCCCAACATGTTTTTGATGAATACGCTTTACTTTGGCTATAAGTGGCATGTCAACAGTGGCGGTATGAGTCCTATGGCATTTGCGATGTGCCACAAGCCAATTAGAAATATCGTCTTTACCGCCAGCTTCCAGAGGAATCTCATGTGACACGTCCCATTCTTGGCCAGGAATGACTTTTAATTGGCACATGTGACAGATGCCACCATGCCGCATAAAAATATCAGCCCTCATTTTTGCTGTAATGCGTACTCGTTTCATTGGATTGTGTACTTATTTTCTTCTTCTTTTTCTTCATCTTTGTTTTCATAAAAAGAAGTTAGGAAAAATTCCATACATATACACATAATTTGTACGTGAGTTATGGAAATTTCTTTAGTTTCTTCGGCTGACATAATAACATCAATAGTTGCTCTTGATAATGCCGCTAAAGCAATACCAACACTATTTTGATCTAAAACAGTTTTAACTTCATCAGCTAATTTACCAACTTCATCAGAACAAATAACTATGCAACTTTCTTTGACTACTTTAGCCAACTCGTTCTTCATTCCTTTTTCATCTTCAATCATAATTTCATCTCCGCACGTTTTGTTGCTTCATGTGATTGCCACTCATGAAATTTCATCCTTATGTATTCAAGTTTTACTTTTAAAAGAGTAGCTTTTTCTCTTGCTTCTACCATCTTTGTTACAAAATCACGCCAATCTTCAGACGCTTTGACGTTCATTTCAGCTCTGCTTACTGGCATGTCACCTTGGTTCAGCATCATGCGTGACAAGACGCTGGACTTGGTTTCTTCAAGAAGAGACGCCGCTGCATCAGCATCAACCCAAGACTTTGCAACGATGCGATATTGTTCTGATAAAGGCATATCTTCTGTCATGACAAATCCTTAAAATGGGATAGCATCATCAATGTCTGGAGCTGGCTCAATTTCTTGCGGTGTTTCGACTGGAGCTTTTGGCAACTTTGGTTTGAATGAATAACTGTGCCAATCATCCCCATTTTTATCTGATCTAACCCATGTGTTAACCCAGTATTCTTTACCATCTATCATAGCAGAGCCAGTTAAATGCGCTGAATTTGGTTTATCTGCACGTCTATTTTTAAATGCAGTACCAGACATATCTCGTTGTTCATAAGCCATAGTTATTCTCCGTATTGCGTTTTTAGTTTATCTACTATTTCAGATAATTCTGTCAGAAATAGTGTAACTTCTTTTTCAAGCTCCGCAATCATTGATTCATCACGCTCAACACGTTTTTTGAAAAAGCGCATGTTTTCAGGCATGCGTGGGTCATAAGATACAAAGTCACACCATTGACGACCTGTGCATGACATCTGCCATTGCATTTGAATGTTATATTTGTTGGATAGGTTATTACCCAACAATGTTTCAATATGTGTGGCAGTATTAGGGCATTTGATTTCAATAAGCCCATCGTCATCAATCAAGCCATCTGGACTTGCTCCAGCGCCGTTGATTGTTGGGTGGGGAATAAATCCGACCTCCTTTACCAGATTCCCAGTGTCTGCCTGATAGACAGATCGGGCCTCTGGCTCGGTATTTATCCCCCACACCATTGCAGCGTTCTGATAAGAGTCCCCCTTAACACCAGTCAGACGCTCGCAAACTAATTCAGCCATGTAGTTAGCACGACTTGTTGAATATCCGCTTTTGGTTTTTGCTACGACATCCGCAACGCGAGATGCTGTAACCTTACCAAGGCGAGCATTAAACCATTCTTCACTTCTCTGTTCCATCGTTCAATACTTTCTCTGTCATAGTTTTCGCTAATTGTAGTGCTGCTTCTGTTAAATCATTTCCATCTGTGTATCGACCATTGATAAGCAAACCCATCATCGCATATCCTGAATATGATTTGATGAGAGTTTCTTTCATCCGATCTTCTTCAATTTTTTTAGTTACAGGTTTCTCAAGCAATGGATGTGGTGGCAAAGCTGGAGTAACGGGTGGTTTTGGTGGTGTTTGAGCTTTTTCTTTAATAAGGACAATGCGTGGGATTCTCAAAGCTTTAACAATTTTTTCATAAGCTTTTTCGGTTAATTCAACTTGATATGATTCAATATTTCCGATGAATGATTTTGAGAATCCTGAGATCAAACCCATTTGTGCTTGGGTCCAATTCTTTTCTTTACGTGCTTGACGTATTTGTTCAACACGAGCGTTATATGGTAATTTAGCCATTTGAGCTTTCCTTCTTTGCTTCTACTGCATCTGCGATTTTCTTTAAATCAGCAATGTTCTCTTGTGACAGAAGCTCACGTTTGGCTTTGGGAAGCGCCTTATACCATTCACGCAATGCCTCTGAGCCTGTACCTGCGATAGTGATGCCTTCTTCAATGATTGGGGCAGCTTTCTTAGGGTCTGGCTTTGCTGGCGCTGGCGCGGCCCCTCCCTTGCCAGATGCCTCATTGCCGTCATCATCTTCTGCGGCAAGAGCAAGGATGCCCATCAAACCATAACGGCGAGCATAAGTGATGGCAGAGCCGTAACCATGTGCGTCTTGTTTGGCGAGTGGGATTTGCAGGGTCTCAGAAACAAATTCGCCTGTCTTATGAACAAGCATAGTCTCGACCTCAACACCACCATTGGAAGCAGCGCGTGGGAATTGCATGATGGCAAGATCATTGACAAACAATGGCTCACGAATGACAGCGCGAACAGCTGCGAGATCAGCATATTTTGAACGGAAAGCAGGATTAAGCCCTGTTTTTGTAGCGTCTTCAATTTGCCCTTGGGCTTTAGATAAAGCACTAGCAAGTTCATTGATAGTTTCAGATCTTTTCATAGTTAAGTCTCCAACCCCTGTATGGGATGCTGTCAATATGGCATTTATCAATCAGTCTGTCAATAGGGTACTTGACTTGTTAATTTAGTTGATAGATAAGAATGTCATGAGGCTAGACAAAGCACCCATTCTTTACAGAGTATTCCAGCACTTTGGCAGTGCTGCTGAGTTAGCGCGTAGGCTTGGCATTAGCCGTGCGGCTGTTTCCGCATGGACTCAAATACCTATCAAATATCTGGCTTTGGTTTCACGTGAAACAGGTATAAAAAAATCAGAATTGAGACCTGACATTTTTGAGGAATAGCATGACAAAAATTGTCATAGGCGATGATGATGTTGTGATCTTATTTTCCCGTGGCTATGACACGAGCATGATTTCATATATTTTCGACATACCCGAAGCAGACGTCTATAACAGGATGTCGAGAGTTAGAGAAAAACGATATGCTCAAACTGATCTTGCCGTTCCCGCCATCAGTAAACCGCTTATGGAGAGCTGGGAAAGCGGGAAAAGTCTATAGGTCTAATGTTTATACCGAGTGGAGAAAGCTGGCCCTGTGGCAGCTTATTTCCCAAACACGTCATCGGTTTTTCTCTACCCCCTATAAATTAACCATTTTGGCAGTTAGGCCAGATAAACGTAAGCGCGACATTGGCAATTTGGAAAAAGCTGTCAATGATATTTTGGTGTCAGCAAAAGTGGTTGAGGATGACCACCTTTGCCATTGGATTGAAGCAAAATGGGTCGAGAGTGGTCCATCTTGTACGATTATTATTGAAGAATTGCCTTTGGGGGGTGACAATGGGCAAGAGAAGCGAGTTCAAGAGAAAGAAACTTGATTTCTATCCAACGCCAGTTGAGGCTGTCGTTCCTTTATTATCCCACCTCAAAGCCAATTTGCGGTTTTGTGAACCTTGCGCTGGTGATGGAGCCCTAATCAAACATTTGGAAAGAGCTGGTCATAAGTGTGTGGCAGCTTATGATGTCGAACCACAGCATGACAGGGTCGCCCAGCTTGATGCCAGTTGGCTGAAAGAGGATGACCTTAACGGAGCTGACTTCATCATTACAAACCCGCCATGGGACAGAACACCCATGCACCAAATCATCGCCCGCTGCATGATCTTCCGTCCAACATGGATGTTATTTGACGCAGATTGGATGCACACTCGCCAAGCATCGACATATCTTGAGTTCTGCCATGCCATAGTGTCCATAGGCCGTGTCAAATGGATTGCTAAGTCTGACTCAACTGGCAAGGATAACTGCTGCTGGTATTTATTCGATGGTCGTTTCCCTACGCATGGCAAACCTACCTTCCATGGCAGGGTGTAATGGCTAAAATCACGATTGATGAGCAGATCGCAGAGATTGAGCGCGGCATAGAGGGCCGTAAGTCTCAAATCAAAGCCATTGAAGACTTGTTCAGATATGCAGACAATGAAGACGAGCTGCGTGCTGAGATTGATAAGCGCACAAGAACCTTACCTAATTTGGAAGCTGTTTTAGAAACATTAAAATGGTTAAAAGCTAACAGAGATTTAAT